TCATTTGGGTTTGTTGTCTCTGTAACTGTTTCAGTTTCAGAATCTTCTGATGCTGCTACCTCTGAAACGCGTGCAGATCGCACGGCTGGTTCAGTAACGAGTGCCACGCCTTTGAGCTGGCCATTCAAAACTTTCATAGTGCCATCTTTTTGCATTTCATAATTATCAACAGCTAGTTCAATGCTAAAACCATCGCGCAATCCATCCATGGCCTCAACTAATGCATCGGTGCCAGCTGTTGTGTTAGCAATTTTGAATGTTGCTGTCATTTCTTTGTCATTGACACTCATGGCAATGCTTTTGCCGATTCTGCGTGTGTTGTCATGCTCAAGGTTTAAAAAAACATCTTGAGGCACAATTGATCCACGGGCGAAAGTGACTTTGCCTGTTGATGCATTTGCTTGCTCATTGAATGCAACTATGCGGCCGGTGATTGTTCTTGAATCCGAATCAGCTGCCGTGATTTCCATGGGTGTTGTTAGCTTCATGAGATCATATCCTCCATTTGTCTAATTTCATCGGTAGTGATTGCTCCGATGTCGAACAAAATCTTGTAAATTTCTGCACGCTCTTTTTCTGATCCGCGCAAATACGCTTTTAGATCAAATTCAACGCGCTGTGTTGATGGCGTAAAATCTGGCATTGACAAACGGCTAGATATTGAGTTCATCAATGGAAGCAACGAGAAATCCAAAAGAGTTTGACGCGCCGTGCTGGCGTTTGCATAGGTCATGGATGATCCAGTCGGCGCATCAATAAAGTAAGCCGGAATGCCAACGGCTCTGGCTAATTCGGTTGCCATGATTTCGCGCGCTGCATTAAGCCCAATTTGTTCTGGTGTAAAGCCAACAGTCTCCATTGAAATGTCAGCATTTAAAAAAGCTGTTCCGCGATTTCTGCGAGCTGTACCCCAAGCATCAAGCAATTTTGCAATGCGGTCAGCTGGCAAAGCTGTTCCATTTGATTTTAAAACCATTGATGGCACAGGTTCGCGCGCATACATTGCCGCCGCGCGTTCGAGTTCCGCGCCGGCGCGGATACTGCGACCAGCTCTGTTGAGAAGACCTTCATCATTTCCGTAGAACACAATTAGCCCGCCGACAACCGATCCATTCGGTACCTGCATTCCATCCACTGTGTAATATTCAATCTGCGTGCCTTTGTCATTGAGAAACACACCAACACGATTGGGAGCAACGCGCCACATCTCTCGGACTCTGCCCGTGTCGGCAAAAAGTGACATCACCTGAAAATAACTAAATCCCGTAAAAAGTAAATCCTCAGCTGCCCAACACCATGAAACAGCTCCCGGCACTCTTTTATCCGGCTCAGAAATGACAACAGGTTGATCAATAACTTGACCTGTTGTTTTGTCGCGAGTAATAATTGGAATTGTCGCAATTGAATTTGTTATCATGTTTCGTGCGCGCGCGATTGCTGGCACACTCATGGCTTCTTCACGAGTAGCAAGATAATCAGCTCCACCAAATGGATAAAATGCATCAAGCGTTGGAGCTGGCCCAATTTGTGCAGCTACATCAGCACCGCGCATAGGTGCGACAGTTTCAATGGTGCGTTTGCGGTCAAATAATCCCATGGGCGCATTTTCTCAAAATGTCAAGCATCAACCCACTAAAATATCTATATCCGTTTCCGGGCGTGTCGCGAAGTGTGTGCAGAGCGCGGCTGCTACGGCAGCACAGACTGTGCCGCTTGCACGCCTTCCTATAACCCAACCGCCATCACCACGCCTCAATTGCACAGCTGACAGAATTTGTTCCGTGAGCGAAGCCTGATTTCTGTGTTTTAGTCTCTGTGAGTTAATGGCACCTAAAAGTTCGTCACACGCTTGCGGATAGTCAGAATCCATGTCATGGATTGGAATACCGGCTGGTTGCAATCTTGCTGCGACCGCTCCGGATGTTCGGCGGCTGTAAAGCAAATACTCAATGGGATACTTTCGGCAATAACTAGCTGCATCATTGGCAATTGCCCGATCATCAAGCTGAATGGTGTTTTCCCATGTGTGCAACAGCTTTACCACAAAGCTCTCTGAACCAAGCTTTTGAGCAGCTACTAAGGCAGCGTGTTTTCTGTCCGGTGACATGTCAATAGCCATCCATGTAAGTTTGTCCTCATCAAGATCAATGGTTTCGTCTCCACACTCTTGCCACTCTTTGGCTCCGACCACGCTGGAGATTGTCTGAACAAATCTACAAAGCACCTCGGTCATAATGATTTCTGCTGGATCATTCAAAATGGCGCGAAGATTGTCCGGGTGCATTGTTATGTTTAAAGCTGGATTACAGGAAGCGGCATTTTCAAACGAAATCTCATCTGTCGGAGCCGACCACTCGAACCACCCAATATCATCATCGGCACCCGCGGCAGCTGCCAAGCCTCTTTCCCGTAGCATTTGCAAAACTACTGAGTGTGAATCTCCCGCATTTGTAAAGCCATTGACCTGCGGATTTTTAGCGGCCATCAGAGAAAAACGCAATGAGGCAAAAGATTCTAAATCATGCATTTCACGAATTTCATCTAGATGCACAGTAGTAGGCGAGGCACCGCGAGCAGCTGAGCCGCCTGCCTTAATCAAAAATCTTGATCCATTAAGCAATTGGATTTCTTCGGCTCCATGTTGCCAGCGGATGCGCTTTACCTGAGCTGATAAATCGGCGTGCTTATCAATCATCAAAACAAGCTGCCTAAATTGTTCCAAAGATGTAACCAGCCGGTGAGCCGATGCAATCTGTAAGGATTCATTCCACTCAAACATCCCCATCGCAATTCGAGCTAACATGTATGTTGATTTGCCTTGTTGTCTTGGAAGCATCGCGATTGAGATTGGGTGTTTCCATCTACCATCGCTCTTAATTTTCAAGGATTGCTCGGCCAGCCATTTTTGCCATGGCATAAAGCCGCCATCAATAAATCTGTCAGCAAAATCGATTAGCTCAAAGCCACGCGTAGGCAAATCATTGAGCGGTGAGTGGATTCGTGGAGCTGTTACCGGCAAAAAAACCGATTCCAGCCTATCTGAGCCTAGTTCAGCCGTATCGCCAACAACTATGACCTGTTCATCCTTAATCATGACTTATCGACTCGTTTTGGGGTATAAACACACCATTGAGAGTCGGGGGTGTTCCTTCCGTATCAAAAAAACGGCCTCCTTTGGCTAAATTGCAGTTTTGGCACAATTGCCTCAAATTCCACAGCTCATCTCCTCCACCTAAACGCTTTGGTATTACATGATCAATGTGCATTGGTCCTTCGCTCTGGGCGCATTGCTGGCAACAGCCATCACGCTTTAACACTAACTCTCTAATCTTACGCCATTGCCTTGAGCTGCCACCTTTCCAGCCGCTAGACATCAATGCCACCCATGCTTTCGCCAATGTGCCAATGCACCATCGCAAATCTTTCCAGAATATCTGTGATTTATATAGCGCAATGACCAATCAATCATGCGATACCCATCAAGGTTGCGATACTTGGTATTGCGCATTTGGCCAAGACCAAAGTGATTGCCATTGGGATTGATAGCTTCTACTCTCCAATTGCTTTCTTTAGTTATTAATGTGTTAAAGCATTGAAATTCTTTGTAGTTAATAATCCGTGAATGTGCATACAGCTTTAGAGAATCAATTGATGTTGTTTGTTTCACAGCTTCTGTTGCATTAGCCGGTGTAATGCCAATTACACATAGCACGGCCAAAACCATCAAACATCGGCTGCGAGCTATCCGGCTAACCGGCTCGCTACCTCGTGTAGATGGTAATGATGCTGTCAAGGAAGGAGCGTAATCTTGAGCGAGTCCCACAGGTTTCACACACCTGTGCATAACTCCTGTGGATAACTTATTCATGACTTACCCCACCCCACGCCTTTGAATATAGCTGCTACACCTGACCAAATGCGTGTCATTGGGATAGCACAAGCCATGCAATTGCCAGCATCCACATCGCCGTCAGTATCAATGGCTTGATTGATAATTGCCATGGTGCCACATTGATCACATTTAAATTCATAAATTGCCATCACTTAGCTCCTTAATTCGAGAATCATCAACAATCTTGATGCCAAATGTGCCGCATCCCATGCATTGAGCAAACCACTCATGCTCTGTTAATTCAGCACCTTTTTTTAGGCCAAAGCGTTGCTTAGGCTTTCCGTAAAGCTTCTTGCATATTGCGCAATCAAATTGAAGGATGTGCATAGTTGCTCCTAATCAATGTCTCAATGGGTTGCAGATTGACCTGTGGCACAGTCCAATTGTTTTGGCTGGTGTTTTTGTATCGCGGCTTTTTGGCCACAGCTACGGGCATCCAGCCAACAATGTGCATCTTAGGTGCGTTGCCTGTAACTAACACCGCAATGTCACGATCTTCTCTATCGCTTTCCTGTATCCACAAATTGCTGTTGGGATTGGCTGACCATTTGACCTCAATGTGTTCGCCAACATCGGCCTTGGATTTATCCCATGTAATGCCTGGCTCATAGTCATAACCTAATCGCTTGGCCACGACCATCTCAGCCAGCATTGACTCACCCATTTGTGCCACATATTCAAACCATGAAAGGTTTTTGACAATGCGTGAGCTGTGGTCTGCCGACCTGTCATGGCAATGTGATATGGCCGCAATCATGCATTGCACCTCCTCAATGCGTTCTATCATCGGCAATCTCCACAAAACCAAATAATTTTCTCGGTGTGGTCATAACCTTTTTGATAACCAAAATTATCAAATTTGACCAACCTTGAGCATTTGTCACATTGTTCCACTTTGTATTCGGCAATGATTACGCCATCTTCCATAAGTGTGCAGGTCATAGTTCTTGGATTGATTATCTCAATTGGGCCGCTCATGCTTACACCTGTGGCTTAAAAGTGCCATCGCTGGTCAGCACATGCCATTGAGGTTTGCATTGCTTTTCTTTAATTTTCTCGCTGCAAAAGTATCCGGCCCAAGCTTTAGGTGCATCGGGTTTGCTTTGATTCCATCGCATTGATCCATGTGCGCACATTGGCACGCCATTAACAGCCCATCCAGTTTCATCAGCTTCTTCGGCTTCTTCTCTGGTTTTATAGCTTGGCACATCGCCAAATTTGGTTGTCCAATAATCATGGTCAGCAGCTGGTGTTTCGGTCTTAACCAATGCCATGACCTCCTTGGTGCTTTTTTCGGTGCCACCTAAAACCAACGCCATTACACGCATCAAAGCTGATGTGCATGTATCTTCTATCATCCAACGGCGCATTTTCTCGCTGTAAGCTGCAAGAAAGCCATGTGCATAATCAATGCCAGCAGGATCAATCTCTGTTTGATTTCGCCAAGCTTTAGCTTGTACGAGCACATAGCCTTTTTCAGCGTTAAATTCAATTATGTGCGTTTCAAGCCGGCCTTGCGGGTAGGTTGCAATCCAGCGGTCAGTCCGCTCTTTATTGCCTTCGTATGAGTCCATAAAAGCCATTAGCGCACCGCCTGTGATGATGCGTGACGGCCAACGGCCTTGCCTCGCTGATAGCCGTCTTTGTGGCCTTCTTTGTATCCTACTGAATAGCTGCAAATAGCCCACAAAATGCAGGCAATTGCCATAATCACAAATAGTCCAATTTCGCTTGTTGTCATTTTCTTGCTCCCGTTTCTGGGAGCCGTGTCTCAGCTCCCGAAATAGAGAGTGACAGGCAAAACCGACAAATTCAAGATTCCC